GGACCACTTCAACATCGAAGACTGGAAGAAGTGCAAGTCCGGCTTCACGCCGGAAGTGCTGGAGCTGCTCAAGCAGCATGAACCCTTCGGCGGGCTGGACCTCTCGGCCGTGAGCGACATCACGGCCTGGATGAAGGTCTGGCTCATCGATGGCTGGCTCTATATCAGCACCCGCTGCTATCTGCCTTCCGACACCATCCGCCCGCGCACCGAGCGCGGCAACGTGCCGTATCAGGTCTGGGTCAAGCAAGGCCACCTGATCGAGACACCCGGCAACGTGGTGGATTACGAGTACGTCGAGAACGACATCGAGGCCGACCTCGGCCGCTACAAGTTCAAGGAACTGGCCTTCGACCCCTGGAATGCCGGACCCACGGCGAACCGGCTCATGTCGAAGGGTGCGCCCATGGTGGAGTTCCGCCAGGGCGTCAGGAGCTATGCCCCGGCCATGAAGGGCATGGAAGAGTTCATCAAGTCGCATCACATCTGTCACGACGGGAATCCCGTGCTGACCTGGGCCATGTCCAACGTGGTGGCGCGCAGCGATCCGAACCTGAACTATGCGCCGGACAAGGCCCACTCCATGGAAAAGATCGATCCCGCAGTCGGCGCCCTCATGGCGCTCGGCCGCGCGCTGGCGCATGCCGGCATGAATCCGAACTCCGTCTACGAGACCCGAGGCATCCGCACGCTATGAAACTGCTCGTGGAATGGCTCGAAGACATCATGGCCGCCGTGGGCCTGCTACTGACCTTCGCCGGCGCGTGGGTGCAATTCGGCATCGGCTATGCGCTGCTCGCTGCCGGCGGCATCCTGCTGGCCCTGGGCGTCATCATGGCCATGCGTAAATGATCCTCGACAAGGCGCTGCGCCAGCGCAACATGGTCCGTCTGGATGATCCGGAGGCCGTGGCCAAGCTCCTGGACGGCATCCGCCGCACCAATAGCGGCGCCTTCGTGAACGAGCACTCCAGCTGGGCGCAGGCGACCGTCTATTCCTGCGTGCGCATCCTGAGCGAGTGCATCGCCATGTTGCCGGTGAAGCTCATGGAGCGGAGCCGCAAGAACGGCACCACTTACGTCAACGAGGTCACCGACCACAACGCCGTCGATGTCCTGAACACGCCGAACGACTGGATGACCCCCCACGAGTTCATGCAGTTCTGGATCTCGAGCGTGGAACTGCGCGGAAACTTCTTCGCCTTCAAGAATCGGAACGGTCGCGGGGAGGTCCGGGAGCTGTTGCCGATACGTGGCAGAGCGGTCAGCGTCAGGCAGGACCCCGATTTCAGCCTGGTCTATATGGTCGGAAACGGCCATCCGGACGACGGCCAGCACGATCCGAGCGAGATTATGCACGGGCGCGGCCTCAGCGCGGACGGTTTCAAGGGCCTCTCGACCATCTCCCTGCACCGCGAAGCCATCGGCCTGGCCATCCAGACCGAGGCGCACGGCGGCGCATTATTCCGCAATGGCGCCCAGATGGGCACGGTTTTCGCGCATCCGCAGGCCCTCAAGGACCAGGCCTACAACCGGCTCAAGGAATCCATCGACGACATCCACTCCGGTGCCCGCAACGCTTTCAAGCCCATCATCCTCGAAGAGGGGATGACGGTCTCGGCCATCGGCATGACCGCCGAGGACTCGCAATTCCTGGAGACGCGCAAGTTCCAGAAGCAGGAGATCGCCTGCATCTACGGCGTGCCCATGTTCCTGCTGAACGACGTGGAGAAGAGCACCACCTGGGGCACTGGCCTCGAGCAGATATCCAAGTCCTTCGTCACCTACACGCTCAAGCCGCGACTGAGCCGGGTCCGCCAGACGCTGGCGATGAACCTGCTGCGCGACTCCGAGCGCAAGACCATGTATTTCGATTTCGACACCGACGAGTTCAACCTCGCGGACATGCTGGCGCGCTTCCAGGCATACCAGTACGGCATCAGCAACGGGATCATCAACCCGAACGAAGCCCGCGCCGAAGAGACCCTGAACCCCCGTGAAGGCGGCGACGAATACCGCGTCACGCCGAACAGCCAACCCGAGAGCACCGCCAATGGAAAGAACCCCGGAAATGCGCCAGGCGCTTGAGCAGGCGCGCTCGCGCTATGCCGAGTTCCAGAAGTTCCGTCGCGCCTTCCACCCTGGCGCGCGCAGCTGGTACAGCATGCAGGCCGAGGGCGAGACCGCCGAGGTCCGCATCTACGATGCCATCGGCATGTTCGGCGTCGAGGCCAGCCAGTTCTGCGATGACCTGGAGAAGATCACCGCCGGCAAGATCAACCTGCGCATCAACTCGCCGGGCGGGGACGTATTCGATGGCACCGCCATCTACAACGCGCTGCTGCGGCATCCGGCTCAGGTGCACGTCAGCATCGACGGCGTCGCAGCCTCTATGGCCAGCATCATCGCCCTCGCGGGCGACACCGTGGAGATGGCGGAGTCCGCCTTCTACATGATCCACAAGCCCTGGTCCTGGGTCGTCGGCACCGCCGATGACATGCGCAAGGAAGCCGTGGTGCTGGACAAGATCACCGGCACCGCTGCCGGCATCTACGCCAACAATTCCGAACTCAGCCTCGCCGATGTGGAAGAGGCCATGGCGGAGGAGACTTGGTACACCGCCCAGGAGGCGAAGGATGCCGGGTTCATCGACACCATATTCACCGGTGAGGACGGGGATGCCAAGGCGTCCTTCGACCTCACCGTCTTTTCCCATGCACCTGAGGGGCTGGCCAGTGGCCGCTCCGCAGGCGCGATCAGCCCCAAGGGAGTCGAGAAGGCCCTGCGCGATGCAGGGCTGACCCAGGCGCAAGCCAAGGCCGTGATGGCATGTGGCTACAAGGGCGTATCGGAGCAGCGCGATGCTGATCCGGACTACACCCCCGCGCTCCGCTCCATGGAGCAACTCACGCAGCGGATGAACGCCGCCGCGACCAGCTAGACCGACCACAACCCCGAATCACCCGAACCGCCGCCAGGCGGTTTTTCATTTTCAGGAGTAGAGAACATGGCAGATCCCACCATCCAGACCGTCGCCGAAGCGTGCGACAAGCTCACGCGCTCGTTCGAGGCCTTCAAGGAGGCCAATGACAAGCGTCTCGCCGAGATCACCGCCAAGGGTCAGCCCAGCGCCGAGACCCTCTCCAAGATCGAGAAGATCGAGAAGGAGATGAACTTCATCGAGGACGCCAAGAAGCGCCTCGAGAAGCTCGAACTCGCCAAGGGCCGCCAGCGCGTCCACGGCGACCGCATGAAGGATGTCTCCGACGAGGAGCATGAGCACCTGCAGGCCTTCGATGCGTACCTGCGCAACCCGAAGGACGGCGCCGTGCAGTCCCGCCTGTCCGCAGCCTCCAAGGCGGCCAGCGTCAAGATGCAGGGCGTGGACACCACGGGCAACACCCAGGGCGGCTATGCCGTCCCGACCGTGATCGACACCACCATCAGCGAGCTGCTCCTGGACATCTCCGACATCCGCGGCATCGCGCGTGTCGAGACCATCGGCACCCCGAGCTATAAGGAACTGGTGGACGTGCTCGGCCAGAGTTCCGGCTGGGTCGGCGAGACGGCTTCCCGTACCGCCACCAACACGCCGGACCTGCAGTCCGTCACTCCGACCATCGGCACGCTGTATGCGTATCCGAAGGCATCGGAAGAGGCCATGAACGACATCTTCTTCGATGTCCCGGGCTGGCTGCAGCGGCGCACCGTGCAGGAGTTCGCGTACCAGGAAGGCCTGGCGCACATCTCCGGCGATGGCACCAACAAGCCGACCGGCTTCATGGCTGGCGCCAAGAGTTCCATCGGTGACACGGACTCGCCGCATCGCGCCTTCGGCACCCTGCAGTACGTCCCCACTGGCAAGGCGGGCGCGTTCCCGAACGACCAGACGGGTTCGCCCCCGGGCAACCCCGGCGATGTGCTGCTGAACTGCATGTACGCCCTGAAGAAGGGCTATCGCCGCAACGCGCGCTGGGCCATGAACAAGGCCACGCTCAACACGCTGCGGCAGTTCAAGGATGCCCAGGGCCGCTACCTCTGGGTCCCGGGCCTCACGGCCGGCCAGGACGGCATGCTGCTGGGCTACCCCGTGCAGGAAGCCGAGGGCATGCCGGACATCGCTGCGAACACCCTCCCCATCGCCTTCGGCGATTTCAAGGAAGCGTACCTGATCGTGGACCTCGTCGGCCTGCGCGTCACGGTGGACGACAACATCACGACCCCCGGCTATGTGAAGTTCTACGTCCGCAAGCGCACCGGCGGCAAGCTCATCAAGGATGAGGCCCTCAAGCTCATCAAGTGCGCCGCGAGCTGATCCTAGGCCAAGACCTGAAGAAGCCGGGGCGGGCAACCGCCCCGGCTCTTTTTACCGCGCTCTCACCCGAGAGTCCGGCAAAAAGAGCCGCAGGCTCAACGAGGAGAGAACCGTGGAAGCCAAAGTCACCAAGCCATTCAAGGGCACGCCGGATGGCAAGATCTACCCGGAGAAGTTCGAACCGGGCGATACCGTCACGGGCGATTTGGCCCGCGTGGCGGTCGAAGAGGGCTGGGCCAAGTCGGTGAAGGGCTCTGAGGCCGCGCCCATTCCCGCCAAGGAACCCGCTGCCGGTGAACAGGGCGAGACCTCCGGTCCCGACAAGACCCAGCCGCAGGAGACCAAGCCCTCCCAGGGCCAGTCCAAAAAGGGCAAGAAGCGCTGATCTACCCCCGCCACCCGCAGATGGCCTCATCGTCATCTGCGCGAGCGGCCCAAGCCTCACGGCTGAAGATGTAGAGGCCTGCCGCGGTCGGTTCGTCATCGTCATCAACGAGACCTACCGGCTCGCGCCCTGGGCGGCAGGGCTCTACGGATGTGATCAAGCGTGGTGGCGGAAAGCCAGCCCGCAGTTCCCTGGGCGGCGCTTCACCCAGTTCCAAGCCATAGGGCCAAGGGGCCCACAGGAGCTTGAGGGCGCGGAGGCTTTGGGCCTGACCGCGCTACCAGGGCATGAAGGACGCGGCTTAAATCGCGAACGACCGGCTATTAACTATGGTGGCAACAGCGGCCATCAAGCCGTCAATCTGGCGTACCACATAGGCTGTCGCCGGATCGTGCTGCTGGGCTTCGATATGCAGCCGGGGGCCCCCATGCACTGGCATGGGAATCATCCGGCCGGGCTGAATAACGGGGGCAACTTCCCTGAGTGGCGCCACGCCATGCATCAGATGGCGGCGGACCTGGCCGAAGACGGCATCGAACTAATCAACGCCAGCCGCGAGACCGCATTGACCGTCCCGCGCATGACCTTGCAGGAGGTACTTCGTGGCTGAACGCCAGCAGGCGGTGGATTTCGAAGGAATCAGGGCCGATCATACCGGCCGCTACCGCTTCGCCGCTTCCCATGTCCGGGGGCAAATACTGGACGCGGCCTGTGGCTGCGGTTATGGCTCATGGATGCTGGCCGAGACCGGCGCCAAAGTCCGTGGTGTGGATCTGAGCTCAGAAGCCCTCGACTTTGCGCGGGTTCACTGGGGCCATAGGAATGTCACCTATACCCAGGCCGATGCAGCCCATGTCTCGGGCCTTTATGACTGGATCGTCTGCTTCGAGACCTTGGAGCACGTCGAAGATGATGGCGCCTTGGTGCGGCACTTCGCCACGCTGGCCTCCCGGCTCATCATCAGCGTCCCGAACCAGGACCAGATGCCCTTCAACGGGCATCGGTTCCCGTTCCATGTAAGGCACTACACGCAAGAGGAACTAGCCTGTCTCCTACGCGGCGCAGGCTGGAAAGTCCGCGAATGGCACTGCCAGGAGAGCAAGATCACACAGGATGTGGTGTCCGGTGCCCATGGCCTCACACTGATCGCAGTGGCCGAGAGATGAGAGTCGTCATATTCGCCAGCGCGCCGCATCAGCGGCAGACCGGTGAGTGGATGCGGGAGGGGCTGGAACGGCACGGCATAGAAGCCACGTTTGCGGAGCCACAGAAACCAGTGGCCTGCGATCTTGCCATCGTATGGGGCCATCGCTGGAAGCATATCCATAAGCGCCAGCGCCTCATGGGCCGGGATTATCTGGTCATGGAGCGCGGGTACTTCCGTGATCGCATGCACTTCACGAGCCTGGGCTTCAACGGGCTCAACGGCCGTGCGGATTTCCTCAAGAACGGCGCCGATGGCAGCCGCTGGGCCAAGCATGGCCTGGAGATGCAGCCATGGCATGGCGGCAGTTACAGCCTCGTCATCGGCCAAGTGCCGGGCGATGCCAGCACCGAGCATGCGGATATATGCGCTTGGTATGAGTTGGTGCTGGAGGATGCGCCTAAGCCGATCTACTTCAGGCATCACCCGCTATCTGGGATACCCGGCATCCATGCCCAGGTGCTGGACTGCCCGCTGCATGAAGCCCTCGCGGGCGCTGCGCGGGTCATCACGTTCAATTCGAATACCGGCGTGGATGCGGCTCTGGCCGGAACTCCGGTGGTGGCCTATGACCGCGGCAGCATGGCTTGGGCCGTAGCCAGCCACGACGTAGGTGCGAAGGACATCACGCCCGACCGCACGCGGTGGGCGCACGAGCTGGCCTGGTGCCAGTGGACCCCCGATGAGATCCAATCAGGTGAAGCATGGGCGCATTTGAAGGCACGGTACAAGTAAGCGCCGGGCCGGCCGTGGAGCCGGTCACGCTTGCCGAGGCGAAAGCCCAGCTTCGCGTCACCGACACGA